CTCGGCGGGCGCGGCGCTGGCCCGTGGCGCTGTTCGTCGTCGCGGTGGCCCTGCTCGCGTTCCCGACCCACGCGTCGGCGTCCGGCGGCAGGTACGCCTTCGACGGCGGCACGGCGGCCGAGCGCGGGCAGGTGCGGGCCGCGCTGCGCGCGAGCAGCTTCGACTGGAACGTCGTCCCCGGCACGATCACCGTCCACATCCGCAGGGGGATCGGCTCGCAGGCGACCCCCGGCGAGGTCTGGCTCGACGCCGACCTGCTCGACTCGGGCACGTTCGCGTGGGGCGTCGTGCAGCACGAGTTCGCGCACGAGGTCGACTTCCTGCTGCTGACGGACGCCGACCGCGCCCGCATCCAGGCCGTCCTCGGCGGCTCGGGCTGGTGCTTCGGGGCCGAGTCGCACGACGACAACGGCTGCGAGCGGTTCGCGACGGCGCTCTCGTGGGCGTACTGGCCGTCCCCCCGCAACGCGTTCGCCCCTCGCGGCGAGGGCTGGCTCAGCCCGGCCTCGGTGCGGGCGCTGCGGGCGCTGCTCGCGGGCCTCGGGCGGTGAGCCTGCGCCGTCAGAAGCGGCCGTGCGCGGAGTGCCCGTTCCGCAAGGACGTGGAGCCGGGTCAGTTCCCGGCCGAGCGGTACGCGGCGCTGCGCGGGACGTGCCGCAGCGACGACACGGTGCAGGCCCCGCTCGGCTCCGCGATGTTCGCCTGCCACAAGTCCCCGGAGGGCGGCGAGTTCGCCTGCGCCGGGTGGCTCGCGGTGGAGGGGCTCAACCACCTGACGGTGCGGCTCGCGATCGCGCAGGGCGATCTGCCCTCCGACGCGGTGCGGCCGGGCGAGGGCTGGCCCGAACTGCACGAGGACTACGAGGCGATGGCGAGGGCGATGGGCGCGTAGCCGCCTGACGTTAAAAAGTCACGCTCGACCCGAGGCCCGCGACAGCGGGCCTCGATGCTGTGCGATCTGTCCGTCCGAGCGCGCACCTAGTCTGTGCGCCTGATGGGACGACACAGCATCTTCCTCTGCCGGGAGGTCACCCCGTGAGCAGTCTGGCGCACGAGTACGCCGAGCACCTGGAGATCCACGAGGCGGCCTCGATCAACGTGGCGGGCCCGATCCGGGCCGACGGCCTCGTGCCGATCCACGTGATCCGCCCGGGCATCGGCAGGGGCAAGGGCCGGCACGTGTACGAGGCGAAGATGCTGGAGGAGCACGCGGGGATCTTCCGCAACTGGAAGATGTTCGTGGACCACCAGGCCCCGGAAGCGAAGCGCGCCGCCGGTGGGCTGCCGCGCTCGATCCGCGACCTCGGCGGCATCATCAAGGAGTCCTGGTGGGACGGCACCGTTCCCGCCGACGAGGCGAAGGGTCACGGGCAGGGCGCGGTCGTCGCGCTATGCCGCCCGACCCCGCTCGTCAAGCAGCTGATCGAGACCGATCCGGCCCTCGTGGAGGCGTCGATCTCGGCCACGGCCACGGCCGTCCGCCCGGTGACGAAGGGCGGCCAGACGGCGTGGCTGGTCGAGGGTCTCAATCCTTCCGGCTCCGTCGACTGGGTGTCGATGGCGGGCGCGGGCGGCAAGGTCGTCCAGCTCGCCGAGGCGCTCCAGGAGTCGCTGACGGCCGACGACGAGGCGAAGGAGGTCATGGAGTCCATGACGGACGACGAGGTCATCGAGCACCTGCGCGAGACGCGTCCCGACCTCTACCAGCAGGTCATCGCCGAGGCGAAGAAGGCGAAGCCGAAGGACGAGTCCGAGGACGAGCCCTCCGACGAGGAGGAGCTCGGCGACACGGAGACCGACGACGCCGACGAGATCGCGCGGCGGAAGGCGGCGAAGGCCAAGACGAAGCTCAACGAGAGCACCACGACGGAGGAGGAAGAAGTGAAGATCGACATCGAGTCGCTCCGCGAGGCGCTCGCGACGGACGAGGGCAAGCAGCTCGTCGAGGGGCTCGTCGAGCCGCTCGTGGACGCTCGCTTCCAGAAGGTCGCCGCACCGAAGCTCGCAGAGCTGGTCGAGGCCGCGATGGAGGAGGAGCGCGAGGTCATCACCGCAGAGGCGGAGGCCCGCGCCGATCGCAAGCTCCACATCCGCGACATGAAGGACGCCGCGCACGGGCAGATCAACGAGTCTCGCCTGCCGGAGACCTTCAAGGCCGAGCTGCGGGCCCGCTACGACCTGGTCGAGGGCGAGCCGACGGCCGCGCTCGACGTGGCCGACGAGAAGGACGAGGCCGGCAAGGTCGTGAAGAAGGCCGACGACATCCTCAAGGAGGCCGTCGCCGCCGACATCAAGACGAAGTCCGACCAGCACGCGGAGATCGCGCCCACGCGCGTCCGCGGGCAGGGCCCCTCCGCCGCAGCGACGGTCGAGGAGACCGGCGACGAGCCGGACGAGCCCAAGAAGAAGGACGAGAAGGAGACCATCACCGAGGCCAAGACGACGGGCTCGGGCCACTTCGACCACGTCCTCCAGGAGGCGGGCGTTCAGGTCGACGAGCATCTCTACGACGGGATCCTCCCCTAGCGGGGCGGCCTTCGTAGGCGACCAGAGAGGAAGGAGAGACCGAAGTGGCAAATCCGATTCGTCCGGGGCGTACGCACTACTGCACGGCGACGAAGACCGTCGTCCATGGTGCCCCGTGCACCGAGCAGGGCTTCGCCGGCATCGCGATCAAGAAGATCGTTGCACCGGGGGGCACCGGCCTCGGCGCGGCGATCATCACGACCGTCCAGATCGGCGAGAAGTTCCACATCGAGACGAGGGGCGAGGTCGAGGTCACGAACTCGCGCTCCGAGGGCGGCACGTTCGCGAAGGGTGACGCGGTCTACATCATCCCCGCGACGAACCTGCTCACGGCGGTCTCGACGGCCAACGTCAAGTTCGGCCGCGTCACCGAGCTCGGGGGCGAGGGCCGCGGCCTTCCGACCGGCTCGACCCTCTGCCGCATCGTGCTCGACGCACGTAGCGGGTTCTAGGCCAGCGCGCCTGCAAGAGCAACCGGAAATCGCGAGAGAAGCAGAGAGAGGAGAGGCCACGTGAATCCCCGTTACAAGAACTGGGGCGGGCCCATCGAGCTCTTCGAGGCGTACCTGGACTTCCGCTCCGCGTATGCGGAGAAGCTGGGGATCGAGGAGGCGGACTCCAAGGCCGACTTCCCGTCGTGGCTCTGGGGACCGGTTCGCCGGTCCGTATGGCAGGGCTACACGAAGATCGAGCCCCAGTGGGAGAAGTACGCCCGCGTCGAGAACATGCCGGACTTCCGTCCGCGCCTGATCTACGGCCTGAACGCCCTGAAGGGCTTCGGCTGGGTCGGCGACCACGGCGAGTACCCCGGCATGCGGCGCACGGAGCGCGGCGGCCCGTCGCTGGTCATCGACACGTACGGCGGCGTGTATTCGATCACGCGTCAGGCGATCATCAACGACGACAGCGGAGACCTGCTGAACCGCAACCCGAGCGACATGGGTTACGCGGCCGGCAACTTCGTCGCGGAGTCGCTGGTCGCCCTGATCGAGTCGAACCCGACGGCGTACGACGGCACGGCGTTCTTCCATTCGTCGCGCGGCAACAAGGTCACGACGCCCCTCAGCGAGGACGCGCTGGCCGACGCCCTGACGTACATGGAGACGCTGCTCGACGACGACGGGTACCGCATCCGCGTCAAGGCAGCGACGCTGCTGGTCAAGACGTTCCGCATGGAGATGATCGCGAGGCGCATCGTGAACTCGACGGTCACGGGCACGCAGGCCCAGTACACCGGCGCGGCCGGCGCAGGGTCGAACGTCATGGACAAGGGGAACATCAACCCGCTCGCGGGCGTGATCCCCGGCGACGCCATCGTGCGTGAGCTGTTCCTGTCCGACGCGAACGACTGGTACCTGTTCGCCGATCCGAGCGACGTCCCGGCCTTCGCCGTGGGCTTCCTCAACGGCCAGCAGAAGCCGTTCGTGGGCCTCAAGGACCCGGCGGTCCGCAACGCGCTCGGTGCGGGCATGGACCCGTACGACTTCGAGCTCGACGCGATCGACTTCAAGGTCCGCCACGACTTCGGGGTCGGTCACATCGACCCGCGTGGTGCCTTCCAGGCGGTGGTGCCGTAACCCCGTATGGGGCTCGGCATCAGGATCTCGGCAACGGCCGTCCCGGCTCTCGAGCTGGGGCGGCCCGAGCCGTCTGAGCGACGAACAAGAGGGAGAAGACTTCATGCCACGAGGTAGCGACGCAGCCCTGATGACGCGCGAGCAGCGCGACCAGTACGGGTCGGAGGTCCTGAACGCGGAGGAGCTGATCCGCGCGACTCAGAGCGCCCACGACCCGGTGCTCCAGCGGGTGCTGAACATCGCGACGGACGACGAGGCGACGGCGGAGGTCATGGACAACCTCGCCTCGTGGGCCGACAAGTTCGACCTCGACGACGGCGAGATCCTGATGGCTGCGGCCGTCCACGGGAACGCGCTCGTCGGGGTCATCGACCAGCCCGACGGCCGGCACCGCAAGGTCGTCGTCGGGTACACCGAGGACTGGGAGCCGCCCCGCCTGACGGCGGACGAGGCTCGCCGCCGAGCGGCCGCTCTCGCGGAGCAGCAGGTCGCCCGCGAGACCGCGAAGGCTCGCGGCCAGGCGCAGCAGCGCGTCCTCGACGCCGAGGCCGAGGCAGCGGAGTGGGAGGCCGAGCGCATCGCGGAGATCCGCGAGGCGTCGGCGGCCCGCGTCCGCGAGGCGGAGCAGGAGATCGAGGCCGGGCAGGAGACGGCCCCGACCCGCGAGCCCGGCGCAGCTGCCGTGACCGAGGAGCCCGCCAGCGAGCGGAAGCAGCGGCAGGAGCCGACCGGCGACCCCGTCTGGCCCGAGCATCACGTCCCTCTGGACGAGCTCGCGGCGGGCGCGCAGGTCGAGCTGCCCGAGGACTGGGCGGGACGCGACATCGCGTCGAAGCAGGAGTTCCTCGCGCAGGCGGGCGTCAGGCCCGGCCAGGCGTCGAGCTAGCAGGTCATGGGGGCGGGCCCGACCGCAGGGTCGTCGCCCGCCCCCGTGCTTCACCGCCGGTCCGAGGAGGGGTAGATGCAGACGCCAGACGCAGCCGCAGTCCGCGCAGCCCTCCCCAAGTTCGACTGGGACGGTCGGGTCGGCCCGCTCGACACCGTCCCGAACCCGGACGTCGACCCGGTGCAGCCGTTCGTGGACGAGGCGGTCGCGTACGTGCAGACGGTGACGTGGCGCACCCTCGACGCGACGATGCCGTCGGGCCTCGCGGCGATCGCGCTGCGCGCGGTGGCGCTTCGCGCGGCGCAGACGTCGGTGCAGGACGACGACGACTACGTCGGCACGGTGAACGACGACTCCATCGCGTCGTTCAGCATCGGCCCGTACTCGGAGACGCGCCGGGACTCCTCGACGCTGCGGGGCGGCCGCTCCCCGGCGCAGGAGCGCCTGAACGCGTGGCCTGCGCTGGAGCAGGCGCTGTGGCTGCTGCTGTCGCTCCAGCCGGGCGAGACGAACGCGCTCGTGGACGAGCGCCGCGACTACTGGCGCTCGATGATCTCGGGGATCAACGCGCCCGCCTTCTCGCTGACGGAGGTCGACTGGACGAACGGTCTCTCCGGGCGCGACTCGTACGGGAACTGGGGCATGCCTCCGGGCGCGGTCGACCTGCCCGACATCTACTAGGCGGCGCGCGTGGGCCTGAACACGATCATGACCCACAAGGCCCGCCTGCTCACGCGCGAGGCGACGGGGCAGGTGGTCGAGGGCACGAAGACGTACTCGACCACGGAGGGCGCGTGGTTCCGCTGCCGCCTGTTCCCCGACGAGACGGCGGAGCAGGAGGGGCAGCGCGGCGGCCGGCGGATGCTGATGAAGGGGCCGCACGTCGTGGTGGGCGTGAAGGACTCGGCTGGCAACCCGATCCTGCCGGGCGACATCACGCCCGCGAAGCTGATGGAGATCGACGCGAAGGTGCTCGGCGTCCAGACGTGGCAGGTCTCGTCGGACCCGCAGCCGCTCCTGACGAAGACGAGGCTGCTGGGCTACTACTTCGCGGTCAAGCGCGCCGAGACGGCCGGGGCGGCGAGCGCCTGATGGCGACGGGCGAGAAGAACCGCGTGTACGCGAAGGCCCGGCGCGAGCGCATCCGACGGGTGCTCGTCGCGATGAAGCTGACCGTGGGCTGCCAGGACTGCGGCTACGCCGAGCACGCCGACGCGATCCAGATGGACCACGACAAGCCGGAGGGCGGCCCGGACGTGCCCTGGTCGTCGGTCGCCGCGAAGTCGTGGGCGTCGTTCTGGCGCTACGTGCTCGACCCGAACATTCGCTTCCTCTGCGCGAACTGCCATGCGATCAAGTCGGCGGACGAGCAGCGTCGCAGGCCCGAGCTGGGGCTCCTCGTGAACGCGAAGGCGGCCTAGCTGTGGGTTACGAAGGCGGGACGCTGCGCGGCTGGTTCGGGGACGGGCCGGTGAAGCACGCGGCGGAGAGCATGGCGAAGCGGGGCGGCGAGGTCCTGACGACGACGACGCGCGCGAAGACGCCGGTGGACACGGGCCACCTGGAGGAGTCGTGGGGCGCGAAGCCCGTGCTCGTCATCGTGAACGACGCGGGCGAGAAGGTGTACGAGTCGGGCACCGAGACGCACGTCGACTACGCGCCCGACGTGGAGTGGGGCACCGGCCTGTGGGGGCCGCTGCACGCGAAGTACCTGATCGTGCCGAAGAAGCCCGACGGGTGGCTCCACTGGGTCGGCGCGGACGGCCGCGACGTGTTCGCGAAGAAGGTCTGGCATCCGGGCTCGCCGGGCGCGCACATGGTCGCGATCGCGGTGGCGGCGACGGAGGCCGAGCTCCATGCGATCGTGGAGCCGATGCTGGTGGCGTGGGCGCGCGAGCAGGAGCTCTCGAACCCCGACGCGCGGCCGGGGGTGGTGTAGGTGGCCTACCGGACCGAGGACGCTCTCAGGTCGGTGAAGAAGTACGTGGCCGAGCTGCTCGGGGCGGCCCCGTCGCCGCTGGCGGCGGTGAAGCATCTGCCGGCGGTGGACGACGCGGCCGTCGCGCCGCTGGTCACGGCGACGACGCGGGTCGTGCACTCCGACTTCGGCCTGTCGGGGGCGGTCGTGTCGTTCGCGTGGACGGACTCGACAGCGATCGACATGACGGGGCGGATCCGCGTCGGCCGCTACCAGGGGGCGGGCTGGCTGCGCGCGGTGACGATGCTCGCGAACGCGCCGGGCTACTACCTGAAGCCCGACGGGACGATGGGCCTGTGGTCGGCGGTCGCGTCGCCCAACGACTTCGACCGGCACGTCTTCTCGAAGGACGTGGTCGCGGGCACGACGAGCGTCAGCTCAGCGATCTGGGCGGCGAACCTCGCCCAGCCGACGAGGTTCGCGACGACGTGGGAGCTGCTGGACGGGCACGGGAGGACGTACAGGCTCGCGGTCGTGCGGACGCCGACCGCTCCGCCGTCGTTCGCGAAGGTCGCGGCGGACTCGCTGACGGACGCGGCCGCCTGGGACACCCGCTTCTTCCACGACCGCGGCGAGTTCGAGTACCCGGCGGCGATCGTCAAGGCCGTCGGCCCGACGCTCACGCGCAACCAGGGCGGCTACGTGGAGCTGACGCAGCCCCTCGTCGTCTACGCGTACCCGCAGCCCCCGGACATGGCCGCGAAGGAGCCGGGCGAGGCGCAGGTGGCGGCGGAGCGCGTCCGCGACCTCCTCGTGGCGGGCTTCTCGGCCGGGAGGGCGCTCGGGCGGCCCCTCCGCATCCCGCTCTACGACTACGACGGCCTCGACTACGCCGAGCCGAGCGGGCAGCGGCAGCCGTACGACTTCCTGCGGGTCGTGGACGCGAGCGCGTCGGTGCTCCCCGAGCCGGGGGACCCGCGGCAGGTCGTCGTGGTCGCGGACCTGCGGGTCTCGTGGCGGCGCGGCACCGACGAGGACGCGCCCGGGAGCACCGGGGTCGTCGAGGAAATCAGGCTCACGAACACGATCACGTAGAGGAACCGTCCGAACCCCCCGCGATACTGCACGACGACGCTGTGCGGGTCGCGTGACCTGAGAAAAGGAGGAGACGCTGTGGCGAAGACGACGAGCGAAAAGAACGCCGAGCGGGAAGCCGCCGCGGAGGACGCGCAGGCAGAGCTGACCGACGAGGCAGCTGCCGCCGCGCCCGACGCCGAGCCCGCCTCGGAGGAGACGACCACCGAGCCCGCGACCGCCGAGCCTCCGGCCGAAAGTCCGCCGGAGCCGCAGGTAGCGAGCTCCGAGCCCACGTTCACGAAGGCGCGGCTGCTCGGCCCGGACGGCGAGCTGGCGACGGGCTACGCGGCGCACGTGCTCGCGGGCGCGCTGCACGACGCGCAGGACGACGAGGAGTTCACCGTCGCGGATGCGAAGCGGAGGGCTGAGACCTTCCTCAACCGCACCGTGACGGCCGACAACGTGGCCGAGGAGGTCTAGCGGCATGAGCGGAGTCTTCTCCAAGAGCTCGCGCCCGAAGCGGCCGGGCGCTTACTTCAACTGGCTCGCCGTGCAGCAGCAGGACGTCCTGCCCGCCGTCGGGTCGGTGGTCGCGGTCGCCTTCACGCACACGTGGGGCCCGGACAACACGCCCGCCGTGCTCAGCTCGGTCGGGCAGTTCAACGACGTGTACGGCGGCGACCCGACGAACCCGACCTCCGGCTACATCGCCTCGAAGCAGGCGTTCCAGGGGGCTGGTCTGCCCGGGGAGGGAGGCGCGTCGCAGGTCGTGGGCTACAGGATGGTCGGCTCCGCGGGCGCGAAGGCCACGAAGGCCCTGCTGAACACGACGCCGGCGACGGCGCTCACGCTGTCCGCGAAGTACAAGGGCACCACGGGCAACGGCCTGACGGTCACGACGCAGGTCAACGCCGCCGACGGCACGAAGGACGACCTGCTCCTGTACCAGGGGACGGTGCTGCTGGAGTCGTACACGTACCTCGGCACGGACATCGCCGCGCTCGCGGCCGCGATCAACGCGGCGTCGGGCTGGGTGACGGCCGTCTCGAACATCTCGGGCGTGCGTCTCGCGTACGTGTCGTCGCAGGCCCTCACGGGCGGCAACGACGGGACGACGCTCCTCTCGGGCGACTACGCGACCGCGATGTCGCAGCTCATCACGCAGCGGTTCGGCATCGTCGTCTGGGAGAACCTGACGGACGGCCCGACGCAGGCGTCGGTGAAGACGTGGGTGCAGGGGCTCAACTCGGCCGGGCGCAGGTGCACCTGGGTCGCGGGCGGTGCCCTGGACGAGACGGTCTCGACGGCGATCACGCGGTCGGGCACGTTCAACGACCCGAACATCATCAACCTCGGCGTCGGCCACGTGACGGACTCGACCACGGTGGACTCGTCGGGCAACCCGATCGTCCTCTCGACCGCGCAGGCCGCGCCGCGTCTCGCGGGCATCCTCGCGTTCAGGGGCGAGCGGAAGTCGATGACGTTCGCGCACGTCGCCGGGTGGACGCTCTACAGCGGCGCGACCGACGCGCAGATCCTCCAGGCGTTCGACGGAGGGGTCGTGGTGCTCTCGGTGGACTCGAACCAGGCAGCGCCGGTGCGGGTCGAGAAGTCGCTGACGACGTGGACGACGACGACCGACGCGACGCGCCCGTACAAGGTCTTCCGGGACCCGAAGGCCATCGCGACGATGCAGGCGATCGACGTCGAGCTCACGAACTGGTCGGAGGCGAACATCGTCGGCAACCCCGTCGACGACGAGACGCGCGCGGCCGTGCTCGGCTTCATCGGCGTCGTCATGGACAGGCGCGTCAGGGACAGGATCATCCAGGCGGGCTACACCGCGAGCATCGACCTGGTGCCCGCTCCCGACGACTCGCAGGACTACGTCGCGTTCGAGATTTCGGCCCGCTACCGCCGCTCGGCGGAGCAGGTCTTCTTCACCGGCCGGCTCGGGTAGCCGAGGGCCTCGACAAGCACGGAAGGAGAGGGAGCTCTTGGCTAGCAACGGTCAGCATCGGATGTCGGGCATGTTCGGCTCGGCGTACCGGAACGGCGTGCTCCTGTCCGACGCGGTCGCGGTCTCTGCCCCGATCGCGATCGGCAGGATCACGGTCCCCGCTGTGGGGTCCGCGGACGAGTCGTACAAGCAGGGCCGCACGACCCGCGAGGGGACGATGGAGATCCAGAAGATCGACACCCAGTGGGAGCTCGAGATCTTCGCGCTGCTGTCGGCCACGGACGACCAGCGCCGCGCGGCCCGCGACGCGGGCACCCCGATCAACCCGGCGTTCCAGCTCGTCGTGAAGCTCGACGACCCGGAGGCGCTCGGCGCTGAGCGGTGGCAGCTCGACGGCGTCCGCATGTGGAACTTCGAGATCGGCTTCTCGGGCGGCGATGACATCACGTCCCGCCAGTACCAGATCACGTGGGACAGCGAGAGGCCGCTGACGGCGTTCAAGCGGGCGAAGGACGCGCAGGGCAACGACCGCGCCTCCTACGTCGTAGGGAACCCGTAGGACCTGGGTGTCGGCGGTCGACCACGAGCGAGCCTGGTACGCGCTCAAGGCGCGCCTGAGGGAGAGGCGGTCGTGGGGCGCTGACCAGGTCCTCGTCGTGATGAGCGAGTGCGAGGTCGACTGCCTGTCGCCCGAGACCGAGGAGGAGCTCGCCGCCGCGATCCAGGCGCGCGAGGACAGGAAGAAGGACGAAGCAGCACAACCAAACCGGCCCGCTACCACCGCTGCCGCCTAGTGCCGCAGCAGGGGTATGGCGACCCACTCACTCCGAGGAGGAGCGATGGAAGATCACGAGCACGTAGACGAGCTGCATCCTGAGCGCGCCGGCCTGAGCGCCGCCGCGTCGGTGGCGGCGGACGAGATCACGCCGGGGCGCGACGGGACGCTCCAGCCCGAGGAGCAGCGGGTCGTGGAGGACGCGACGAGCTGGCTGCTGAAGTCGTTCGACGAGAACGCGGACATCACCCACGTCCTCGACCTGAACGTCGGCTCGCCGACGAAGCCGGTCTGG